TGATATACTATTACTTGCAATATCAACAGCCTGTATTGATGCATCTGCAATAGCTCTACTTGGTAATGTTCTTATTGCCACTTTATTCTCCTACATTTATTTATCTGTTCCAGACTCAGAATCATAATTTTTCGCATCTGTGAAGAATGATGTAGTTTCATTAAATCCAAAGTTATCATCAAAATCTGCACTAACTGGGTCTGGAGTGACTGCATATCTTTGTTCTCTTTTCGGTGAGTTATCTGGTAAATCTGTGTATTGGTCAACTTGCACAGACTTAATAATAGATTGTTTTGTAACTGGGCCATATAGATAAAACTTTGCAGTAAAAGATAATGTGTAGATGATTGCTCTTCTTGATACAAAATCACCCTCATAATTATCTTCATAATCTATTCCAGTCAACACAATAGGAACATCTCTTTTTTGATTCATTTCTACATTATCGTTTATTGTGATTGTATATTCTGGTTGAAAAAATGGTAATATTTGTTCTATAATTTGTAACGCATCATCACCACTTTTTGACATTACAAATAATTGAAAATCAATATTATAAGGCACTGGCATAAATTGCGTTTCTAATTTTGATTTACTTCCACTACTAACTTTTTTCATTTTAGTAATTCTGTTTAATTTTCTTGCTGGGTCATATGAAATAGTAGATATCTCAAATGCAATTCTAGGTAAAGTGATTGCAGTTGATTTATTTAAACTTGCATCTTCTCTAATCCTAGTCAAAAACTTTTGTTTAGGGCCGTATGCAAGTGGAACTTTTAATGATTGTGTAACGACACCAGAGTTGTTCTTTTTAACAATCTGAATATTATTAAATATTGTTCCGAATGATACAACCATTTTTCTGATTGTTTCGTGATAAAATTGTTGTCCTAACATTATATCTCCTTACCAGCATCACCAAATGGATTTGACTCAGAAAAATCTAAGATAGTATTATCTAGTCTTTCAAATAAATCATTTTGAGCTTGTTCGTCTTGAGTTTCTATTTTAAAATCCTCATTTATTAAGTAATGGTTTTCTTCATTAATAGATGATACAGTTGCAGTGTAAACAGTTTCTCTGCTTGTTATGACATCATCTTCATTTATCTGTCCGTTTATATATTCGTAATAAAATTTATTACCTTCGATAAGTTTTATAATTACAGTTGCACCACTTGTTGTTGTAACAACATCACCCTCTACAAACGCACCAGATTGATTTTTCACTATCATATAATATGTATCTGTTGTTTCAAGTAGTACAGATGTTGAACCAAATTGTGTTTCTGTGATTAAATTATCACCAGCATCAGTTCCGTCAGAGTCTGTTCTATCAAGTAATAATAAACTATTATCTTCAAGTGCAATCTCTTCGGTAAATGTTGATGTTTGTTCATAAGTAAATTGATGCACTAGTGCATCTAAACTTTCTGATGCATCAATGTCATCAAGTGTGGATATGCCAGTGTTAATGTCCTCACTTCCATATTCAAATAATCTGCATTTAAGTTTATATACTGGATTTGAATCTAATTGAAAAAAAGGTTCATCATGGTCAACAAAACTTATTTCAAACATTTTATTTATGACTGGATGAAAAACTAAATCACCCTCAAGTGGTCTGTCTGCATCCGTAACAGAATCTTCCCTTGTAATATAAGAAGTGCCAGCTTCAATTTTTGAGTCTAGTGTTCCATCTTCTAAAAGAATAGAACCACCAGTTGCACTATCAGTTCCCTCTTCTATTGCAATCTGTTTTGTTAAATCTTGAAATCTTTCTTTATTTACAACAAATGTAATTTCATCTTTTATATCTAAACCAAATTTAGATACAAGTTCTTTTTCACCTTGCAAACCACCATCTGCATCTTCAACATACATTTCTACTCTTTGAGAATCTTGAAATTTTGTAAGTGAGTCTTCACCGAAAACATTATCTTCACTGATTATTGTTCTATTAACATAGAAACAATCGTGTCCAAATATTTGGATAGCTTCTTTGACTAAATCACTATATAAACTTCTTTCTGTCGCAATAGAAGTTTTGTTACCATCGTGAAAAAACTTATTAACTGCCATGGTTTAACCTTTATAATACATTGGTGGCAGTTCAAATGCTAACTGTATCTGTTCCTCTAACTTATTTACTTCTTCAATTGCTTGTGTATAGATTTGTTCACCATTCATAGTGACACCACCCAACATTGCAACACCATTAAACTTTGATAAGTTTGCACCCCATTGTTTTTTTATAAGTGCAGTTGCATATCTTTTTAAAAACATATCATCATATATGTCTGTAAAAGTATCTGGGTTTAATTTTCTATAACACTCTATTAATAAAAAATCTCCATTATTAAAATCTTTTTCCATATCTGCATTAATGTATAATCTATTTTGATGTTCTCTAAAATCTATTATATATTCACCAGTTAATATATGGTCAAGATAATCCAAATGTCTCATAGTCATTTCAAAATGAATTATTGAAGTAGAACTAAAATCATAAAGGTCATTTAATCTAAGTTGATATCTTACATCAAATAAATTTTGTGTGATTTTATCTGTTAGTGGATAAACTTGTATTACTGATAATACAGAGTCTGGGATTGGAATATAATTCTCTTGTTGTAAAAAATCTGCTGTAATAGAACTATCAACTTTATCTGTTGCTGTAACTGCACTTTCGTTTGTTCTCATTCGTGCAATTTCAGCTGTGGTAAGTTGATGTTTTAGATATACTCTCTCAATCCCATCATAATGATACTTTGCAAAGTATTGTAGTGCTTCGTCTATTCTATCGTCTGCTTGGTCATCAGATACATTAATGTCAATAACACCTTTACCTAATGCTCTCAAACAATAATCTTTAAATGTAGATTTAGAAGTTGGAACTGCCATAATCAATCCTTTTATTATTATTTATAATAGAAAGAGATTATGTTCTTTTTTCTACTCCATCAAGAGTCAAAAATCCTTTTGCATCATGCCCATCTCTCTCTTCTTTAATTTTTTCACCTTTTTTAATATGAAATGATATATTACCAGAAACACTTACTCTCAAACCTTTTTTACCCTTCAATTCTGATAAATTAGGTTCTACTTCGTGAACTGCCCACGATGGAAACATAATTAATCTGCCTGGAACTGGAGCCCAATATACTTCATTAAGTGTTTCTCTTTTTTTAGGTTTTTCTGGATTGTATGGGAGTTGAACTGCGATTGCTTGTGCTCTAGGGTCAGAAAACCATATTTGTCCACATTTTTCTGGACACTGTAGATAATAAACGAAACTAAAATGTGAGCCTGGGTGAGTATGATTACGATTGTGAGCACCAAACTGAGAAACATTTGCCCACATATTATCAATGACTGGTTCTGTCTTTGGATTTAAACCTAAAGTTTCATGTATTTGTTGACCAACTTTTAGTGCTTCTTTACCCATATCAACATACTCTTCTCTAGTATGCATATCTACTGCACTGTGCCAACCTCTTGAGTTAGAACGAACAATACCTCTGTTGTCGTCATCTCTCCATTTGTAAATATGTTTTAACCATTTCTTATTATTTTCCTCATAATTTAAAATGTCAATATAATGAAATAAAGTTGGAAACCATATCTCACCACGAACTTTTCCCCTATCATTTAAAGGTATCTTACTTGCAAACTCTTCGTGATTCATTATATATAACTTGGCCCGTGTATCCAACCTTCAATACAATTTCTTACACCTTTAGTTACTTTAGTAACCCTCCAAGGAACAAAAGATGGAAAAATTATTATCTGACCTTTTTGTCTAAACAATTTATTATCTGTAGTCATATTCATTAATTCTATGTGACCACCATCATAATCTTTAGTATCTGAAAGTTGTATTATAAAGGTTAATTTTCTAAAAGGTGCATTGTTACCTATATCTAAATGATAGTTGTAAAAGTCTTTGTTCTTATAACAAACTATTTGAGGATTGTCTGCTTGAAAAAATCCTGCTAGTTGCATCTTAAAGTTTTTTTCGTTTGCTTGTTTTGCGAGTTCTAAAACTTTTGTATAAGGCCAACCTTTGTCATTCATGGGTAAAGATTGTTGAGTTGCTTTTCTTATTTTTTTTAAAGAACTATCTACCCATAATTCTTTTACACATTCTTTTATAATTGCATCACATTCTTTTTCTGCAAAAAACTGTGATGTTAGTGCAGAAACAATATTTTTATTGCCAACCAATTTAACAACATTTTGTTCGTCTGGTTGGACAATATTTTCTTGTTTTGGTTTTTCTTCTATTTTAGGAAGTTCGAGAGTATCAATCTCTGAGTCTGTAAATGAGTTCATAATTATCACCTTTTAATGTATTATACACTATTTTTTTTCAATGTCAAGTGGTTTTTTGATTTGTTCAACATCTTCTAAAGATGGTTTAATCAAAAATTGTTTTGTCCTATGTTTTTGTCCATTGAAAACTTTACCTTCTTTTGCATTTTGTAACCATTTGTGCAATCTTGTAGACTTTGATGGTTTATATTCTTCTACCCAACCACCATCTAATTTTCTTTTTAACTTACCACCAGTTCTTGTTTTAGGCATTTTGTTCCAATGAAAATGTTGTTTATTACTATTATTCATATAGTAATTTTTTTTATGATAGTTGCCTTCTTTGATTGCAATCCAAGTTTTAATTTGTTCTTTTTGTCTTTCCTTTTTACGAATCATTCGTTCCCAACGAAACATTCTTTGTGTCTCATCTTCTACTGTATAGAAACGACCTTGTTCATCAACCTTAGTACCACCATATCTTTTATCGTGATAAGTTATGAGTGGAGGAAATTCTTTTTTTGAAGGAGTTTTATATTTTTGTTTAAATATTTTCATAATAATATATATACTATGCCCATTGGAGTGCTACACCATGTATTTTATTTGCACCAGTTAAAGATGAACCTACTATTTTCCATCTTAACTGAACTTGAGGACTCGCACTACCAGTTAAAGGTGTACTACCAGAAAATATCTTAATACCAGAACTTCCTGCTTGAAATCCCTCATCAGTCAAAGTCATTGAGTTGAATGTGGTGTTATCTCTTGTTGCACTTACAGTGAAATCAGAAGTTCCGTCTGGTAATTCAGCAAATAAAACTATCCTTGCTTTACTTGGTGTTGCATTTGCAGTGAATGTGTCAGATATTAGTGTCATAGATGTATTACTATTTAAGAATTGTGATGTTGCAACAACAACTCTGCCGTCTGCTCCATCGCCGCCTTCTGATAAAGCACCACCTCCTCCACCGCCACCAGTATTAGCGACACCTACCTTTGAAGATATTTCACCACCAGAACGGCCTCCTTCATCGCCTTCACCACCTTCTCCACCACCATTAGGCATAGAGTAACCAGCACCACCGCCACCAGCAAAACCTATTGCAGTAGAACCATCTACAATATTATAATCCAAACCTTCTCCACCATTTGCACCATTCCCAAAACCTTGTGGGTGTGGTTGAGTAAAGTTTGAACTCCCAGCACCACCACCACCTATACCATAAACTTGTGGGCCTGCACTAGGATTACCAAAACTACCAACTTGTTCTGAACCTTCAGCAGAAAAACTTGGTGGAGAGTTTACATATGCAGTTCCTTCAAAATCAGATAATCCAGTAACTGGATGATTTGTTGATTGTGTTCCAGTTCCACCAGTATGTGAAATAGTATATTGATTTGACAAACCACCACCAGAACCGCCTGGTCTTTGAGAACCACTTGTGTAACCAGCACCACCACCGCCTTCACCTATGATATTTACACTCGGTGAATAAACAAATGTTGTATCACCTCCGTCATCAGCTACGCCTGGGCCAGGATAACCTTTTCCTTCACCACCTTCTCCTATTGTAACAGAATAAGTTGCACCACCAGTTACTGGTAAATTATTTAAATAAATTAATCCTCCAGCACCACCAGCACCAGCAGTATAAGATGGGTGTCCATCACCAC